ATCGTTCCACCTGCATTGATGTTTGTTGCGACTCGTTTGTTGCAGACAGACCTTCGTGTTGGAACAGCAGATAATGATATCAACGCACTTAACACTAACGGCTCCATACCAGAAGGTTATCGTGTAAATCATTATCTAACTGATAACGATGCGTTCTTCTTAACTACAGATGTTCCAAATGGGATGAAGCACTTCGTGCGTACTCCAATGCAGACATCTATGGACGGAGACTTCGATACAGGTAATGTTCGCTACAAAGCGAGAGAGCGTTACTCTTTCGGTGTATCAGATCCACTAGGTATGTTCGGATCTCCAGGTGCATAAGTTCAATTGAACTTTTACAGGGGCGGGTTTACTCGCCCCTTTCTTTTTTCGTAAGATATGTTATTGTTAATTTATCCCTGACAGCGGCATGCTGCTGCTGACATAACCCAAGACAGGAGATCGACATGGGTACAACAACTTTTTCTGGCCCTATAAAGGCAGGAACAATTAAGAATACAACTGGAACAACTCTTGGTTCAGACATCAAGAACACTGGTCAAGTTGTTATGGCACAAACATTTTCAGTAGATTTATCTGGTGGAGCGGTGGCTGCGTCTGTAACAGACGTTGTTATTCCTGCAAATTCTCAAATTATTGACTGTATTATTGATGTTATCACGGCAGCTAATACCTCAACAAACTTGAGTGTTGGTGATACTGTAGGTGGCGCTGCAACTATTCTGAACACATTTGCAAGTGGAACCGATGCAGGTCGTAAATATCCAACTACACAAGCAGGCGCGGCGTTAGCATGGCAAGACACAGGTACAGCGGATATTCGTTTAACTGTTACTGGTTCTGCTGCAACAAATGCGGGTTTAGTTCGTTTTACAATTCTGTATCAGCAAAACAATAACCTAGCGTAATAGGAGGCTAGTATGGCAGGTCCAGTACAAGCATTTAATTTTACGCAAGGAAGTGCTGCGGCTGTTGTTGGCCCCGCACGTTCACGCATTCGTCAAGTTGTAATATTTGCAGATGCGGCAGGAGCGTTTACAATTAAAGATGGAAGCGGTTCAGGTGCTACGTTACTTACGCAAACATTTCCAACAGGTTATCATCAAATAAACATTCCAGATGATGGAATACTTGCTACAAGTGGTGCGTTTGTTAGTGCGTTTACAGGAAGCAGCAATCAACTGACGCTCTTTCTGTCTTAAAGGTGCAACATGGCTCGTAAAAGAGACAAAATGCCTGCAAGAAACAAAAAGAATTTCCGCTCCACTAAATCTGGGGCGGGAATGACCAAAGCGGGTGTTGCTGCTTACAGGCGCAAAAACCCAGGATCTAAGTTAAAAACGGCGGTTACTGGTAAAGTAAAGCCTGGAAGTAAGGCTGCAAAGAGGCGTAAGTCATTTTGCGCTCGTTCCGCAGGTCAAATGAAAAAGTTTCCTAAAGCGGCAAAAAATCCAAATTCACGTTTAAGACAGGCTAGGAAAAGGTGGAAGTGTTGAACAAACAAGTCACAATAGCTCTTTCAACAGCTTTTATCATCGGTGTTGGTGGTATTGGTTACAGTTGGGCTGATTGGGTTACTAAAACCCTTATTGCAGTAGATAAAAGAACAGAGGTTATGGCCTCTCAAATCAGTTTTATTAAAGAACATATGGAGAGAAATTATGGCAATGTCGAGGGCGCAAATGCGACAACAAGTTTCCAAGCCACCTTCAAAAAATAAAACGCCAAAAGGCTTAACCTACTATAGAAAAGGTGGAAAAGCCTCTGCCAAATCAAAAGGTAGTAAGATTTGTCCAGAGGGTAAAGCATGGGCAAAACGTACTTTTGACACCTATCCTTCAGCGTATGCAAACATGGCGGCATCTAAATACTGCAAAGACCCCAACTACGCTAAAGGTGCTAAAGGAAAGAAGAAGAAATGATGAATAAAAAGAAAAAAGCTGCTGTAAAAAAGGTTATTAAAGGTCTTAAAAAGGCTTCTCGTTTACATGCAGGACAAGCAAAAAGTCTTAAAAAGGTTATTAAACCCACCAAAAGGAAAAAGGCTAAAAAGTAATGGGTGAGCTTAAAAAGTGGAGAGATCAGCAATGGGTGAGGATAGGAACCGATGGTAGTATCAAAGGTCCGTGTGGCACTTCAAAAGATAAAAAGAACCCTGATAGGTGTCTTCCAAAGAATAAAGCAAATAGTCTTTCAAAGAAAGAAAGAGCATCCACTGCCCGAAAAAAGAAAAGTGAAGGTAAAAAAGGCAAAACAGTCGTTAAAAACACCAAAGCCGCAGAAGTTAAATTCGCAGAAAAAGGTGGTGAAATCAAACAAACAAAAGCCAAAAGGCCGTTCAAAGGGAAGGCCAAAAAAGGCACAGCCGTAGCCAGAGGGTGCGGTGCAATTATGAAGAATCGACGTAAGCGCACAAAAGGTGCGGTTAGACAATCTTGAAAGGAGAGAACTTATGGCGATGAAAAAGAAAGGCTATCGTAGTGGTGGCAAGGTAAAAAGAATGAACAAGGGCGGAGCCGCAGGCGGTAAAAAGACCCGAATGATGAAAAAAGGTGGAGCCGCAGGTGGTAAGAAGCCTATGATGATGAAAAAAGGTGGTAGAGCAGGCGGTGCTAAGAAAATGACCGTAGCAGAACTTCGCTCTGCTGCTAAGAAAATGGGGTATAAAGTAACTAAAGCGTAATGCCATATTTACATAGCAATATACCCTATTTTAAAGCATGGGTTCGCCGTGAATACACTCATAACCATGAAGAGTATCACGGCGAATTTTTACATGCTATGGTTGTTGGCGTTACATCAATGCCAAACAGGTGTCTTAGCTTTCAGGTTATCTTCACTGGTAGTGAAGCTGAAGGTGAAGAAGAAGACACAGTACACGGTGGAGCAATGTGGGCTAGAATGCCTATAACCGCTTTAGTTGCTGACATTCCTTTAGATGAATGGCCTGAACCAATGGAAACTTATGATGCACAGCCTTGGGATTGTGCTTCGTATAATCATGCAGTGTATGTAATAGATCGCGCTACCCCATGCCCTTGGTTGGCAAAGGTAGATGGTGAAATGCATCCTGCTAAATACCTTTTTACAGTTGATTATGCAGAGAGCGAGATAGCAGACGATCCTGCACAACACAAACAAAGTCACGTTTTACAATTACTGGACGCGGGAGAGTGGACAGGTAATATCGTAGCTTTACCAAATAACAGAGTAAGAGTAACGCACCCTGCATGGTTTTCTGCGGGAGAGGGTGCGCCTGATTTTAAACCTTCACAACATATACACTATTCAAAAAGTGATTTAGACTATACATTGGATGTAAATCGCATTTTTGATAATCTTTATAACGAGGAATAAAAATGGCTGTATCAGGATCAACAGACTTTGAATTAGATGTAGCTGAGTATGTAGAAGAAGCCTTTGAACGTTGTGGTTTAGAGGCTCGTACAGGCTACGACCTGAAAACAGCCAAAAGATCTCTTAATCTGATGCTTGCTGATTGGGCTAATCGCGGTCTAAATCAGTGGACTATAAAGCAGAGAACACAAGCATTAACATCTTCTGACGGTGAATATGACATGTTGGGAGATGTTATTGATGTTCTTTCCGTTGTTGTAAGAAGGGACGGAACAGACTTTACAATGGATAGGATTAGCAGGGATACATACCTTGCTATTCCTGCAAAAACTACCACTGGAAGGCCAACGCAGTTCTTTTTAGATAGGCAATTAACGCCCAATCTGAAAATATGGCCTTTACCAGATAATAGTACAGATGTACTCGTTTATGACTGTTTAACAAGAATAGATGATGCTGATGCCCAAGTTAATACAATGGACATACCGTTTAGGTTTTACCCATGTTTATCAGCAGGTTTGGCTTATTATATTGCTTTGAAACGTGCTCCAGAGCGTGTGCAGATGTTAAAAGCAGTATATGAAGAAGAAATGAGAAGAGCGATTGATGAAGATAGAGATCGTGCTTCTTTTCAAATTACACCAAGTTTAGGAAACTACCGTATTGTCTAAATTTGCAACAGGAAAACATGCTTTTGGCATATCAGACCGATCTGGCTTCAGATATCGGTTAAAAGATATGCGTAAAGAATGGAATGGTTTGCTTGTTGGCAGAGATGAATGGGAAGAAAAACATCCTCAATTACAGCCACTTAGGGCTGTTCCTGATCCTCAAGCGTTAAAAGATCCTAGACCTGAACAAGATTTAGATGAACAAAGAGACATACAGTATGGGTATGATCCCGTTGGTTTTAGGGACATACCAGGCATTACTCCTAGAAATAATCTGACTGCTCTTGGAGAAGTTGGATCTGTAACTATAACTATATCAGACACAGGTAATGAATCAGCTAATCCTACAGGAGTTTCTGCGACAGGACAAGTTGGCTCTATTTCTTTTGCACCAAAGTTTGACAGTACATCCGTTACGTTAGACTCAACATCAGATACATTTGACGAGGGATAGAATATGGCAAAACAAACAGTAGGTATCGGATCATCTGCTAATGACGGAACAGGTGACACTCTCCGCGCAGGTG